AGATATTACTAGAAGGATTGTTTTAATTATTAAGAAGCTTAGTCTTATGACTGGGCTTTTTTTGTGGTTCAGGAGATTTAACTTTTAGAGTAAATTTACAAAGGATGACACTATGACACTAATGACATCTATTTTTACTAAAACATTTATAATATATATAAAATTAATACATTATGTAAACCTTATGTAAGATTAGTTAACATAATACTGTTTTTTTATAGTTTTTATATATTTAGTGTCATCACTGTCATACTGTCATAATTTATATAAAGATTATTGATATTTCAACGTTTTTATTGATGACATACCAATGACACTGAATTATATTATTACTGTCATATCACTGTCATACTGTCATAGTTTTTTTTGATTAATGACACTAATGACATAGGAATGACACTAGTTTTTATCTAATGACACTGTCAATGACACACAAATAAACCTTTCTCTATAAGCTAAGGCAGATTTTATATAATTCCAATTTGTTTAATTTGTTTAATCTTAAAGGCTGTCTACTTTTGCAATAATGTTATACTTAATATATAACAAATATAATATAAATTAAGGCATTTTGTTTAGACTGACTAAACTTTTAGCCAAAAACGTTAATTTTACGGTGATTACAAACCACCGAGAATTTAAACACGTTGAAAATACTACATTCTTTCTAACTATACCGAAAAACGATATTTAGGGGATAGTTAAAATAGGGAGTTGATAACATGGATTTCACATATAAAATCTTGGTGGATTCAAGAGAAAAAGAAAACAAACATATAGTAGACAAATTTAAAACAAATAACATAGATATAGACAACATAGGGCTTGTTATAGGAGATTACAGGATACAAAGTGGAACTTACATTCCACCAATAACAATAGAACGTAAAGGATCACTTGATGAGCTTATAGGAAATTTACTAGACAAGGACAAAGATAACGAAGGGAATAACCGCTTTATAAGGGAACTGAATAGAGCTAGAGATAGTCAAACAAGGATTATATTGCTTATAGAAGATAAAGACTTCTATGTAAAGCTTCTTACTGGAGACTATAGAAGCAACGTTAATCCTAAGGCTATCAGAGGTATGGTTATGAGCTTAGAAGCTAAATACCCTAACTTAAGCATAGTGGGAGTTGATAAGAGCACATCAGCTTCTTATATTCATACAACTCTATATTATTACTTAAGACAGAAAATGAAGGAGGTGAAACAATATGGATAATCAAGAAATAGATGTAGTAGCTTTACAGCAAGAGCTAGAGGCGCTTAAGGCATCATATACAGACCTAGAAGGTAAATACAATCAACTAGACAATACTCACAAGGAGTACAAGTTAAATATCGAATTTCAAAGGGATATATCAGACTTATATAAACCTATTGGAGACGAAGACAAAGAAACCCTTAAGGCTCTAAAAGCTTCAGGTAATGACAAGGCTTACAACTTGTTATTAAATTCTTTAAAATCTAGCAGCTCAACTGGAGGATTAGGAAATTTTGCAAGAGGGTTCAATCCAGTCGTAGAATGCGACACCTTTAAAGGAAAACAAAATACAGATGCTTTTACAGAAGCTATCAATGAATTAAAAGGAGAATAACATATGTCAGATACACAATTTATAAAAGATAATTTAAAAGGATCAGTACCAACTGAAATAGCAAAAGAAGTAATAAAAAATATAGTTTCACAATCAACGGCATTTAAAGTATGTAAGCATGTGCCAATGTCATCAGATAAGAAAGTTTTACCAATGTTAAGCGATACAGGTTCAGCTTACTGGACAGAAGAAGGTGAAGAAATACAAACTTCAATACATGGATGGGAATATCCAGAGCTAGAAGCTAAAAAACTAGCTGTAATAATACCTTTTACAAAAGAAAAATATGAAGATTCTGTTATAAGTGTAATGGAAGAAATAAAGCAAGGAATATCAGATGCTTTTACAAAATCAATAGATTCAGCTATATTCTTTGGAACAAATACTCCATTCGATACTAATATAGTAGGTTCAGTTTTAGAAGGTTCTAAAATAGAAAATAGCGGTAAATTAGATATGGATATATCAGACGCTATGAGTAAAATAGAAGCTAGTGACCTTGTAGTTAATGGAATAATAGCTCCAAATAGTGTAAAAGCAACACTTAGAACATTAAGAGATTCTAACGGTAATGCTTTAGTTGTGCCAGGAGGAGCTACTGGAACTCAAATATATAGTACTCCAATACATATACCTACAAGTAAAGTATGGGATGATTCAAAAGCATCTTCTATAGTAGGTGACTTCAATAGAGCGGTTATAGGTACAAGATCAGGAATAACTTATGAAGTTTTAGATCAGGCAACTGTTGGAGGAATAAACTTAGCTGAAAGAGATTTATTAGCTATAAAATGCACAATGAGATTTGGGTTTAAAGTCGTAGATCCTAAAGCATTTGCATTAATAAAACCACACGCATAGTATTATGGGCTGTTCATAAATTAATAAATGAACAGCTCTTTTCATAAATTAATAAATGAAAAAAGTTAGGAGGGGCGGAAATGGTTGATTTAAATGATAATCAGATTAAGTTCTGTGAATGGTATTTACTAAATAGTAATGCTACAGAAGCTTATAGAATGGCATATGAGACGGATTCAAAGCACTGTAAGACATTAGGAAATAGGCTTCTTAAAAATCCTAAAATTCAATCTTATTTAAAGGCTAAAATGAAGCAAAAAAGCGAAGCTATAGCCAAAGAGGATGAATTACTTATGTATCTAACTGAAATCGCTAGAAATGGCAATAACAAGGTTGGAGATAGGTTAAAAGCTATAGAACTATTAGGTAAAAAGTGGGGAATGAATATTCCTGATAAAAAAGAAGAAGTGATTGAAATAGAATTCACTCAAAATGAGGTGGAAGCGGATGAAGATTAATTTTAATATAGATGAATTTAAAAAGACAATACTCCCAGTATATAGACCATATCTAGAAGATTACAAAAGTAGGATAAATGTATTCTATGGTGGAGCTGGTAGTGGTAAATCGGTGTTTGTTACTCAAAAAATGATATACAAGCTATTTAAATCTAAAAGAAAGTGTTTAGTAGTTAGAAAAGTTGGAGCTACTATAAGAGCTTCTATATTTGAAGAATTTAAAACTAGATTAGCAGAAATGGATATGACTCAATACTGCAAGATAAATAAAACAGATATGACCATTGAGTTGCCTAACGGTTCAGTCTTTATTATGAGAGGACTTGATGATCAAGAAAAAATCAAAAGTATTAGTGGTATAGATGATATTGTTATAGAAGAAGCAACGGAGCTTACTCAAGAAGATTTTGAACAGCTTAATCTACGTCTTAGAAGTAAAAAGAAGGAGCAACAGATCCATTTAATGTTTAACCCAGTATCAAAGCAAAATTGGGTATATAAATATTTTAATTTTGACACTGGAAAAACTCCGAAGAATACACGTGTAATCAAGACAACATATACAGATAATATATTTCTTCCAAAAGCTTATATAGAGAATATGGACAGGCTAAAAGAAACCAACTACGCATGGTGGAAAATCTATGCAAATGGGGAGTTTAGTACATTAGATAAAAGGGTTTTTACCAACTGGGAAGTTTTAGATTTCAATATAGAACAGATAAAATCTAGGGATTACGTGGAACAAGTCAAAGAAGATGGTATTTTAATATCTAAGGTTATGTTTCCTAAAAGCAATCCATTATATAAAAGTTCTTTTAGTAATGAAGGATCTGTCTTAGGTATGGACTTTGGTTACAATGATCCAACGGCTATGACTGTATCATATGTTGATATGAAGCGAATGGAAATATATATTTACGATGAGCATTATCAAAGGCAAATGACAAATAAGGATATAGCAGCAATGGTTAAACATAAAGGGTATTTAGATAATTTAATAATAGCAGACAGTGCAAATCCAAAGGATATAAAGGACCTTAATACATTAGGGTTACGCGTAAAGGGAGCTAAAAAAGGTAAGGATAGTATAATGAACGGTATTAGAAGGTTGCAGCAATTCAAGATATACATACATCCTAAGTGTGAAAATATGATTATAGAAGCTGAAAACTACACATGGACAAAAGATAAGGTAACAGGTCAATACATAGATAAACCTTTAGATAATGGATTCTGTCATCTTTTTGATGCATTGAGATATTCAACTGAATTTATAAAAACTAGAAAAGATGGCTTTCTACATGTCAATATGTCTAGATAGGGGTTATATTATGAGTAAATATCCAAATAAATTAGATAAAGAAATTATTAAATGGTTAAGAAACTATGGATATACATTAAATTCTGATGATAAGAGGTTTCAGAAGATTAAGTCTAAGATAAAAGAGATAGATCCGTATAGCTATTATTTTTATATTGATTTAGATATTAAGAGAGAATCAGAGGAATATGCAATGAGCTATCAAGCTGTATATGAGAATCAAAAGGAATACTGGAGAACAGTTAAAAGAAGAGTTAAAGAGTACAAAAAGAAGATGATAAAAGAAAAATATGGATTAATTAAATAAAAAGTATTGACGTCATGACGTCAAGGTGATAATATATGTTTTGTAAGGAGGTGATACACATTGGCAAGAAAAAAGATGACTGTATATGTAGAAGAAGCAGCAATAATAAATGCTAAAAAATTTGCACTTGATAATGGTATTAGCTTGTCAGATGTGGTTGACACACTATTGCAAAACATGAACGCAGAAATAGTTAAAGATAAACTAACTGTATATGAGATATGCAGAAGAAATCAATTAGAAAAATAAAAAAAGAGCCGTACACATGATACAAGCCCTTATCTCGCAAATAATATTATATCATGTGCATAGGCTACTGGTAAAGGGGATTCTATATGAGTTATAAAAGATTTAAGATAATCAAAGAAATATTATTAATGGCTAATAAAGATTTATCAAGTAAAGAAGCTCTTGATATAGCTATAAAGCTTAATAAATTGAAATAGGAATAGTTTTAGAAGATATATATATAATACAAGAGCAACATAGGAGGACATAAACTTGATAGAAATAAGACTTAGCTTAGAAAAACCAATAGTAGTAGTTCAAATAAAACAAAGAGAAACATTTTTCATCCATGAAATAGAGTGCAGAGATATGGATAGAGCTAGAGACTGCGCAGATGAGCTAAAAGAAGGAATTTCACAAATAATTAATATCTATGAATGGGAGAAAAGCAATGGACAAAATTAAATATAAAAAACAAGAATACAATATATACAATATAAGTTATATATTTAAAAATAAATGCATTGGAAACAACAAAATATTATTCAAAGGAGAATTGAACCAATTAAAAAGAATTATTTCTTCTCAATTTAACGGATGTAATAAAGCCAGGTTTAAAGTATTAATAGATAATGGAAAGGTTGTTCCAGGATGGTTATTAAAAATAGATCTTCTATCATATGAAATAAGTTAAAAAATTCAGATACGGTTGATACCGACATCCGAAAATTAAATAATGTAGAAAGATTTATTAAAAGCCTAGGTATTAACTTAGGCTTTTAGATTAAAAAAACTCAACCGACAGTATCGGCTCACTTCTAGGACTATTAGCATGTATTGGGGATATAGTATGAGAAGTACATGTTTCGATATCCTTGCAAAGGATAACGGTGATTACTAAGTACCGTTAAATAGATACACGCTTCGAAGTGATTACAAACCACAACGGATTTAAAACTATTTGAAGTCGTTGCTACCGACTTAGGATTAGATAAAAAAAACTAAACCGACACTATCTGTTCACTTCTAGAGATTTAAAGCTTTTTAGGTAGTGCAGCACCTATAATAGTATCGGCAGACTGCGCCTTACATCATGACCGATACTGAAAATATAAATGTATTACTTATGTAATAAATATGTAATATACTAATACCGAGAGGTGATTTTATGATATGGTCCGATTTAAGAAAGTGTAAAATAGAAGATATAGTTGGATATATAAATGAAAAACTTATAGAATTAGGAAGCTTGAAAAAGATATCTGATACTCTAGAAGCTAATGAGAGTACTATTAGAAAATATCTCACAAGTAAAGGCTATAAGCGAGTTGGAAACCAATTCGTACTAAAAGATGATACGTGTAATCTCCGAGAGCATACACAAGAAAAAGAGCAGATGACAACAGAGAATACAAGTGTAATCAATTTACCCGATATAAAAGAAAATATGATTTACATATCAAATGAGATGGATACATTAAAAGACATGATCCAATGGTTCAAAACTAGAGATGATAAAAGTAATACAGATGCAATCGAATTAAGAGAAGGTATAAAAATAGACCTTCCAGAAGCCGATATAAAACGAACAACGATACGTATTAATACTAAAGTATGGGATATGTTTAATGAACTTGTAGAAGAAAATAAGCCTATAGATAAGCATGATCTTATGGGCATGGCTTTATTGGAGTACGTAAATAAATATAAAAAATAAAAAAATTTTTATTGTATCGAAATTTGTCGAATGAGTGGTATTTAAATAAGTTTAAATACGTTTAACTATGTTCTACTGAATAGTTATCCACTTACCCACAGATTGTCGAACTTTTTAGCATACAAAGTTGAGTTGTGCAATTTTAACAAACAATATATAATATAAGAAGCAACAATTTTGCTGAATTTTATTTTATTTTAAACAAAAAAATAGTGGGCTGCCAACCCACCGAAAAAATTGAGAAACATTTTTAAATTTTATATTAAGCAACTGTTAATATAGGGCTACCAACCCTAACAGTATACCTATGTATATCAAATAAACATACTACCAATATGCCTATTTTGTGTACAATTTATACTCTTATATTATCAGTTTGCTTAATATTTTTCAATAACTTTAAACAAACTGGAGGTACACAAATGCAAATAACAAGTATAAATGAGTGTAAAACAATAGAAGATTGGAAAGAATTACAATCTCGTAGATATAAAGATTGGTATAAAAAAGAAGATAATAGAGAAAAGAGACTTGAATATTATAAAAAATATTATAGAGAAAACAAGCTAAGAAAAGCTTTAAATAAATAGATGATACGGTGATTGGTAGCCCTCCATAATTTGGAGGTGATTTGATTGAGTAACATAGTAGAAATAAGCGAAAATGAACAAAATAAAATAAAAAAGATAAGAACAGAACTTTATAGGTATGTAAGAAAACCAGAATTTAGAAATAATAAAAGCTTAACTATAATAGGAATGGGCTTAAATATGATAAGTGGTCCAACTTTAAGACTTCAAGATATACAGTGTCTCGTAAATGAAGTTTTAAACGATTATATACCACCTTGTTTTGTCGATGAAAAAGGAAGTATAATACCTTTTAAATTAGCTCAAAGTATAAGCAATAAAATAGGTTATAAGCATTATATGAATGCTGATTTCACATATAATGGTGAGTACTATCAAGATACAAATAAAAAAAATCAAATAGAAAAAATAATAAGTGATGCAATAGAGAAAGCTAATTGCAATCCTTCTACTGGTAAGATAAATGAAACACTGAAGCTAATGAGAATTAATAATATGATTTACGAAACAGATAAGTCCAATAAAATATGTACCAATAGTGGACTAGTTGATATTTTTTCTGGAGCCTTAAGCCCTTATGATCCAAAGGAGTTCACGCTATTCAAAGTTAATTGTGATTTTAAAAGCATAGATGATGGACTAGCTAGATTTAAAGGAAGTAGATTCGAGCAATATCTTAAAACAACATTCCAAAATAATGAAGAAGTTATTCAGAACGTTAAAGAAGTATTTGGAATGAGTTTATTGCCTAACCCTAAGAAATTTCAAAGAATGGTGCTATTAAGTGGCGAAGGTAATAATGGTAAATCACTATTAATAAATATACTAAAAGAGCTTCATGGTGGAGTTATTAGTACAGTGCCTCTAGCCTCAATAGATTCTAAAAGTAGTGGAGGGCAAAACTTTAATATATTTAATATGATAGGTAAAAACATAAATATAGATGCAGATGCTTCTGGTTCAAGGCTTGAAGGAACTGAAAATTTAAAGAAGATAACTACTGGGGATAGTGTTCAGCTAATTAAAAAGAACGAGCAAGGAGCCAGTGGAGTATTAAATGTATTGATGATATGTGCTATTAATAATTTACCAAGTTCAGCAGATAAGTCAGAAGGGTTCTTTAGAAGATTTATGCTAATACCATTTAAGCAACATTTTTATAAGAATGAAGCTGAGAAAAAGCAAGGATCATTGCCAGTAGATTTTAATTTGGAAGATGATATTCTAAAAAATGAAATGGATATCGTCCTTGCATGGGCTTTAAATGGATTAGAAGTGATAGTTAGAAATAATTATCAGCCAAGCTATTCTAAAAGCGTTCACGAGGAATTATTAAGTTATAGAAAAACAACAGATAGTATATTTGATTTTACAGAAGATAATAAGAACGGTAACTATGTAAATGATATAAAAGCAAAGCATCTATATGATTACTATGTTGAATGGTGTAAAGACAATAACCATGAACCAATGAAAAGTACTGGATTTGGTAGAGGTATGAAAAAATACTATAATACAAAGAAAAGTAATGGAGTAATCTATTTAAACGTTGCTACCAATACAAGAGTTTCAAAAGATTTAGGACTAGGATTCTATGAAAATATAGCACAAGAAGCTAATCAAGAAAAACTTAAAATATAAAGAATAAAGATATTGAGAGCCAACTAATAAAGTTAGGTTCTTTTTTTATGCAAATTTGGAACAGTTGGAATGATTGACTATTCCATATTTGGAGCAGTTGGAATAGTAGTTGGAACACCTAAATGGCTTATTTTCAATACTTTGGAGCAGTTGGAACACTTTTTCTTAATTCAATACTTATAAATAAAAAAAATATATCTTAAACTAAAAAACTTATAAAATAAATATAACTATTCCAAGTATTCCAAACTATTGAAATTTCAACATATAACTATTCCAAAACTATTCCAAAACTATTCCAAAACTATTCCAAAACTATTCCAAAACTATACTTTAAAGTTAAATTAATATTATATAGTTATAAAGGTGTTCCAAATAAAAAAATTAGAATTTATACTATAAAATCATTAATAGAACTTCAAGACATAAAAAAAAGAGCTTGATGTAAAAGAAAATGATAAATGTTTAGATTTAATAACACAGAAAAGAAAAATTAAAATATTAGAAGATCTAAATGATATTGAAAAAG